CCCAGGATCAGCTGGGACATCACCGGCCGCCGGAATAGGTGGTGGACGTCACCTCGTCGTAGGGGAGGTTGAGGATCATGTTGTCGGCGTCCCGGGTGCGGACCTGGATGATCGTCGGCTCGCCGGTCTCCTTGTCGACCTCGACGTTGCCGAGGTAGGCGGCGAAGTGGCCGGCGTAGTCGCCCTCGAGGATCTGCACGAACGAGCCGAGGACCGCCGGCCCGAGCTCAACGTTCTCGACTCCGTCGTCGGCGGCGTGGGCGTCGAAGCCCTCCGGGTTCTCCACGGGCTCGTTCGGCGCCGGGGGTGCGGCCTGTGCCGCGACCGCGCCGGCATGCTCTTCGACGGGCGTGGCCACCGGGCCTTCGGTGTTCTGCTCGCTCGCCTCTTCTTCGGCCTTCGCCTTCTCTGCCTTGGTCGCCATCTATCTCGCTCCTCTTCCGTTGTTGACGTTTCGCATTCGCTGCTCGTGAGCCTCCTGAGCGCGGCGCTCGTCCTGGGCCATGCCGTGCATCTTCATCGCGTGCGCCTGCTCGGCGTGCTGGCGGGCCTGCTCGGCCTGGGCGCCGCCCTGCTGAGCCTGGGCCGCCTGAATCAGCTGGGAGAGCTGCTGGCCCTGCAGTCCCTGCTGATGGTTCGCCAGGTCCATCACCTGCTGCTGCTGCTGGCCCTGCACCTGGCCTTGGGACTGCTGCAGGTTGGAGAGATCCTTGGCGTCCTGGTAGGCGGCCTGGGTGAGCGTCGGCGGCACCTGCCCGGTCATCTGGAGCTGCATCTGGAGCTGCTCCTGCTGCTGCTCCTGCTGCTGATTGAGGTGCAGCTGGAGGTGCTTCTCGAAGACCTGTTTCACCTGGGGCGGCGCATTCGCGTACCGGGCCGACTTCATCATGTCGGTGTGCCCGTCGATGTGCGACTGGACATCGTCGACGTTCGGGTTGACCGGAAGGTCATTGCCCTGCATGAGCAGCACGTTCTCCCGGTTGACCTGGGTCTCGTTGACCGTGTACTCCTCGATCAGGTGGTCGGTCGCGCCGAGGCCCATGTCGCGGAAGAACTGAGAGAGCTGCCGGCCGTGGAGGCCGTTCCCGGTCTGGGTCATCATCGTGATGATGTCCCGCATCATCGCCTGCTTGGAGGCCAGGTTCTGCGGGAAGGTCGAACCGGCCTGCACCTCGATGTGCGTGTTGTCGTGAAGGTCGGTGTTGCGGAAGTCGAAGATCTGCCAGGCGCCGTCGTCGCCCGCGATCTTGATGATGCGGCTGTCGGTGTAGAAGCGCTGGATGTGCTCGAGGATCTTCGTGCCGATGATCCCGAGGCCCTCTTCGTGGTCGGCGACCGCGAGCGCGAGACGCGTGTCGTCGGCGTCCTGCAGCAGCGTGATCGCCGAGGCGGCGGTGACGCCGGGAGGCACCTGGGCGTTGGTGACCTCGTGCTGGCCCGAGAGATCCTCCATCGCCCGGCGGATCTGGTCGGGCAGCTCCTTGACGTAGTCCGGGAGCGTCGGCGGCTCGAGGTACTGGGGAATCGGGTGCTGGGAGCCCGACTCGTCGAAGAAGTGCCAGCCGCCGGCCTCCGAGACCTTCTCGAGGAACGTCTCCGGGTCGCCGATCGCCTGCTTGGCCGCGATGCCCGTCGGGTTGCCGAGCCGGTTGCGGTTCTCGGCCATCTGGGAGAGCACCTTGTTCAGCTCGGTCTGGGAGCCCTGGAGGATCTCGACGATGCCCATTCCCCACAGCCGGCCGGGGACGGGGATGCCCGTGTACATGATGAACGGGAACGGGTCGAACGGCTTGTCGTCGCGGTCGAGCACCTTGCCCTGCGCCCACACGACGCGGACGCCGGCCGGGAACTGCTCGCACGGCTTGGCCCAGTACTGCCGGATCTTGATGCCCTTGTAGGTCGAGCCGCCCGTGGACAGGCCGCCCATCAGCTGCATCTCGACCAGACCCGGATTGGCGGCGGCATCGGGCTTGAGCGTCACGTCCCAGTGGCGCTTGACGTAGTCCTGCGAGCGGATCGACTCTTCGATCAGCCACTCGGCGTCCTCGAACACGTCGGCGAGCGGATCGACGAATGTCCCGAACGGCGAGGGCGCTTCGACCTTCAGGTCACCGGGGGCGATGCGCTTGGATTTCACCTCGGCACCGGTCGCCTGCTGGAAGGCCGCGGCCACCTGCCGATCGCCGCGCATCGTCTTGCCGTCCTCGCCGACCATCAGGCCGCCGTCGGGCCGGACGAGCACATCCACCGGGTCGCCGATGGTCGGATCCCACGTCAGCTTGAGGAACCCGGAGCCGGTGATGCGAGACCACTCGAGCGCCTTCAGGTCATGCTTGCGCATGTTCAGGTTCTTCCACTGGTAGCGCATCATCTGCTCGGACAGCGCCGCGGCGTTCGTGTCCTCCTCGTCGCCCGACTGCGGAGTCGCCACCCACACCGGACGGGTCTTGGTCATCTTCGAGAGCTCGGTGCGGACAATGCCGGCGATGCGGTTCTCGGTCTCGGTGACGCGGCCGGGATCGGACAGGCCGCGAGGCTCGATCAGGCGGTCGCCGGCAAAGCTCAGCCACTGCTTGTTCTGGAAATAGGCGAGGCTCATGAACCACTGGGGCTCGAGCAGCCGGCGCGCCGACTTCGCCTGGCGGTAGCGCTCGTCGAGCCAGCCGGTCAGGCCCTGGGTGCCAGACCCGGTGGGAGTCGAGACCCCGGTGCTCGACATGTCGGTGCCGCTACTCACTTCTCGCCACCCTGAACGCCGAGCGCCACCACCTCGGCGAATACACGATCTCGCACGATCGCCCCTTCGACGAAAGCGCCGGCAGGATATACAGATTGCCCGGCGGGCAGTTGTAGGACGGCCGCAGGTGCGGCTTCAATCTCAGCTCAGCCATCTCGCCCGTAGGAGTCGGAGATCGTGATCTTGCCGACCATGTTCATCTGGTCGTCCTCGCGCGGTGCCGGCTCCTGGAAGGGGATCGGCTCGCGAAGCGGGATACGCTCGGGCGCCTGGATGCGGTCGGCCAGGACGCGGCGCTCCTCGGCGTTCTCGCGCTCGCGCGCGCGCGCGTAGAGCAGGAAGACGATCACCACGACGGCGAGGGCGATGGCTTCGGCGACGGCGACGATCGTCATCAGAATCCTGCGGCGATCGTGACGAGGTTGCCGGCCCCGTCGCGGATGAAGCCGCCCGAGTACGCCTCCGACGCCGACAGCGGGCCGGCGACGTCGACCGTCATCACCAGCCGGCCAACCGCGTCTCGCATGAATCCGCCCGACATCGCGGCCGCGCCCGAGGTCACCGCCGAGAGGCGCCCGGCAGCGTCCCGGACGAACCCGCCGGACATCTGCTCGGTGGCCGTCAGGCTTCCGCCCGGCGATGCGACTATCAGGAGACGGCCGTCGCCATCGCGCACGAATCCCCCCGAATACGCCTCGGTCGCGCCGAGGGCCGCGTTCGCCGTCTCGGTCACCGTCACCAGGCGCCCGTACGGGTCGCGGACGAATCCGCCCGACAGGCTCTCGTTGGCGGCCAGGGTCATGCGGCCAATCTCGCGGTGACGACCTTGCGCAGCTGCTCGTTCTCGGCCTCGAGCCGGTTGGCGAGATCCATCACCTCGCGAAGCTTGCGGTAGTGCTTCTCATGGAGCGTCGGCTTGAACGCAAGCAGCTCGGCCATCTCCTTCACGCAGGACTCGCACAGGCAGATCCGGTTCAGCTCGACGAGGACCGCCATCGATCCCCACTCGCGGATGAAGCCGCGGCCGGCGGGCGTGCCGAGGTCGATGAAGACCGTCTCGGCGTCGGCGCCCCGCAGGCACCCGGAGCACACCGCCGGCTTGGGCTCGGCGACGTGCGCGCGCCAGACGGGGGCGGGGATGTCGTAGGTCTCGTTCATCGGTAGCCGGGGCCTCTCGCCTGGGCGATCCTGCCGGCGAGGCCCATGACGCCCGGCCCTGGCATGGCGCGCTGGGTGAGGCTCGGGGGGCGAATCGGCGTGGCCGTGAGCCGGCCGCCGGCAATCGGGCCGATGCGGATCGGCGTGGCGCCGCCGACCGGGCGAAAGCCGCCACCGGGAAGGGCGGGACGGGGTGTGGCCATCGGGTTTCCTTTCTAGCGCTGAGCCGCGCGGGCGGCGGCGAGGAGCATGGCAAGACGGGCGAGACCGCCCTGGGCGGGCGCACCCTGCGGGCCCGGCGGCGGCTGACGACGGCGGGGAGGAGCGGCCGCGGCCTGCGGGCCGGAAGGCATAACGGGTCCAGGGGCGGAGAATGACATCCGGTTCCTCTCTTCTCTAGGCTTTCGTCGAGCGCCGGGTGACACTCGTCTGCGGAAGCTCCGACATGTATGCAGCCTTCTTGGCTCGTTCCCCGGGGGTCGTCACGACCACTGCCCGGGACCGTAGCCCGAGTTGAGCACCCGGCGCCGGCCCGAGCCGAGTCTCGCGATGCGCTCCATGTGCCGGCGCAGCATGATCGTCTTGGCGTCCTCGTACACCGGCTCCTTGGGCTTGGTCGGCGCCAGCGGGCGCTGCATGACCACGTATCTCAAGGCATCCAGGAGATGGTCGTCCTTCTTGACCGGCTGCTCCTTCGAGGCATGCTCCGTCCGTCCGGTATCGCTCACCCACCGGTAGCGCTTGAACTGGCCGAGCAGCTCCGGGCAGTTGCCGCACACGATCAGCTTGCCGGCGTCGAGCCGCTCCCTGACCCGGTTGATGCCGGCGCTCACGGCGTTCTGGCCGGGGATGGTGTAGATGCCGTGATCGGCGAACTCCGCCTGATCGGATCTCCCCGTCTGGCTGTTCTTGTTGCGTGCCGTCGGGTCGATCACCGTCCAGTTGACCTCGAGCGGCATGATGCCCTTGCCCTCCTTGCGATACCCCCAGTGAAGATCGCGCTTCCTCATCTCCTCGCACGCCTCCTTCACCGTCGCTCCGCGCAGGGCGATCTCGTCGAACACCACGAGCTCGTCCTCGAAGTTCAGATAGCAGTAGACGACGGCGAGCATGTGACGCCAGCCCGGGTCGATGCCCCTGAACACCTCGGCGCCCGGGGGAACCCGATCGATCTCCGGGACCGTCGGCGGGTCCGACGGGTAGATGCGCCCGGCGAAGTTGACGAACCGGCCGGACTTTCTCGCCTCGCGCTCCGGGCCCGTGTACTTCTGGAGCTGGCGCTGCTTGCCCTCCTCGGAGAGGTGAGGGTTGTCGTCCATGTCGACGACCACCACCCGCGTGCCGATCTTCTCCTCGATCTGCTCCGGCGTCAGCCCCTGGTGCTCGAGCAGCTCCCACGGCTCGTACAGCTGGTCGTACATCCAGGCCATCCCCGAGAACGGGGTCAGGCAGAAGATCTCCTCGCCGTCATAGTCCACCAGGCGCATCGCGCACTCGTTGCGAACCTCCTGGCGAGGCTCCTCGTCGTAGAGCACCCTATGCAACGCAACGCCGCCGAGCTTCTCGCGCTCCTGCTCCGAGGAGTTGAACTGGATCCACGAGCCGTTCTGAAACCGCAGGATGCGCTGAACCTTGTCCCACGCCCGGTCGAAGCTCTTGTAGCGGAACGCGCGCTTCGGGCACCATCTGCGAATCGCCTCGTGAATCACCCCGTCGAGCGTGTTCGTCAGATCCGGAGTCACGATGCGGACCTTGGCCGGCGGCTCCCAGCGCTTGTAGGGTCTGAGATGCTCCGGGACCATGTCCTCGTCGAGCACCTGGATCAGCGTGTCGATCACGCCGGCCGTCGTCTTCCCACTTCGATTCCCGCCGAAGAACGCCCGCATCCCGGGGAACGGCGCGCGATGAAACTCCAGCTGCTTGGGATGAAGCGGCCCGAACAGCAGATTGTTGTAGCGGACCAGCGGGTTGTCCTTGACCGCCTCCTCGAGCGCCTGGAAGGCGAGGAGCGCCTGCTCCTGCTGCTCGGGGCCGAGCTGCTCGAGCGCATCCAGGTTGATCGGGATGCCGGCGACCTTCTTGGGCAAGTCGGACCTCCTGGGGCTTTCCGTCCGGGATACCCGCCATCATATGGCGCGAGCTAAGTCATGAGTACAAGTCTGGGGCGGCGACGGCCGCCCTAGCAACCTCAGACCCGGCCCCTCACAATGACCAAGCTCAACTGGGACAAAACGAAGCGCCCGAAGCCAGAGCCCACGCCGCCCAAGGGCCGCGGCATCACGAACGCACAGGCCCGCGAGCTGGCGCGCCTACAGCGCCGGGCCGACGAGATGTACACCGGCCGCGGCGCGACCGCACGCAGCGCCGCCCGGACGATCCAACTTCTCCGCGCCAAACGCAACGCCATCATCCTCCGGCCCTCCTCCGAGCAACTCGCCGAGGCCGCGCGCCGCAACCAAATCCGCCTGCGCCGGGAGTTCCTCGAGCGCAGCCGCCCCCCGTAGCCCCGGCCGACAAACCCCGTCGCTGCCAAACCGGGAGGGGTGTTTCGTTGTAGGGGGACTAGAACCCCGAGGGCCGTTCACCCCGTTCAGCAGCCAGGGCGAGAGCGCCTGGAGCGCCGGTGAAGGAGATCGGGCGTCAGAACGAAAAGGACCGTCTGGCATCAGGGCCTTATTGAGACCGCTGCGCTCCTCCGAGGGCCCCACGGGCGAGAGAGGCCGTGGTGTGGGGAGCGTACGGGCGAAAAGATCCCAGCCTGCGCTCGCGCGCTTGCCTACCCCCCGTTCGCCGATGGCATGCCCGATGCGTGCGCCGGCCGGGGCGGTCGTGGCATGCCGTCGGCAGTTGCCGGGTGGCATGCCATCGGACGTCGCGCGCGACCCTCCGGCCGCCGGGGTGGCGGAGCTGGCGTGCGTCCGAGTAGGCACTCCCAGGCGGCGCAGGATAGTTGCGCGTAACGCCCAACGGACGCAACAATGTTGCGCGTAACGCCCAACGGACGCAGGATGTGTTGCGTCATGGGGCCTTCGCGCGCGCGCGAGCCAGGGTGCTG